ATAAACGACAGCATTTTGGCGATTTGCGGAAAAATCGGAGCATCCATAACCATTTCATTGGTGATTCCGTGGATGTCGATTAGTTCTTGTGTTAATGGCTTACTAGGCTTTACAAGCATAGAAAAGGTCGGGCGACCCTGCATGTTGATGACAGAGATTTGCACGACTTCCGTATCAGGGTCCTTGCTGAGGATGCCAGTGGTCTCAACGTCCAGGATTAGGGATTTTCTGTCCCCTAGGCGCTCGTTAGCCCAATTTTCTGAGTTTTTCTTAAACTCTGCTAGTTTTTCTTCTGATGGTTTCATTTTTGAGGTTTACTCATTGCTATTGTAGCAAGTTGCCACGAAAAGTCAATGCCTTTCCTCATACTCCCTAGAAATTCGCTCCCTCCACTCTAAAACCTTAGTGAAAACATTGATTAGATCCGTAGAGAAACCTCTTACGTGCTCTATTTCCTCAGGACCATCCCATAAGTCAAACTCATAGTATTCTTTGCCGTTGGAGAAGCCGTTTTTAATTTCGATTTTCATAATGCAATCTTTGGTAGAATTCCGTAATCAGTTGACCCAAATAACCCCCTATCAATTGATTTACCCCCCATCCTTTTGTAAGGGTAAACCAATCCGGTGAATCTTATTCGTTCGTTTTGGCTGGGTAACTTACCTATTTGCTGTAATTGCTTTTTAAGTATCCACATGTGGTCAATAGCTATAGATTCCCCAAATGGCACCGGGGTGACAATGAGGTTTACAAGTAAGACGGAATCAAGATCTTTCCTCTTCTCATGACATTTGAATTCTTTCACCCTGCCGGAGCATTCCACGGTGGTCCCATTTAAGAACTCAAGATCGGTCCTTTGCCGGATTACGGAGTTTGACATAGTACCACTCACTACAGTAATTATAGCACATATGACTAAGGGGTAAAAGTATTGTTAGCAAACCAAGAAACCAAGAAACCATGACGATAGGTAAAACCACTTTTGGCCTCAATAAAGGTGAGTACTCCGATAAAATAACTAGGATCATTGATAACCATAGGACCAATAGCCGCTTGATTGGGGTTCCGAAAGATTTTGTTCTCCGTTCATGCCGACTGACGGAACAGTGGATGAAGCTATCGAATGAGAACGATGTAGAAGTTTACATCCGTAGCATCGACATTGCTGGCGGAAGAAAAATCAAAATGATTTCCCTAGAAAGAGGGACAACCAAACAGCCGGTTGGCAAACTAAAGCTGATTGACATGTTGTACCCACCTAAAAAAATCGGAACCGCCCCATCTCCGGAAGAGAAACATTATAATGCCGTTCGAGCATCAATGAGGCTAGCGGTCAATGATCAGCTAAAGGCGTATAGATCATCCGTCTCGCTTCCAATTACTTGCATGATAACGGGAATTACCATTAGGAATGGGGTCAAGACGGACGTTGATCATGTCCTACTGAGCTTCTCTGAAATTGCAGACTCTTTCATGGCTTCTAGGGGTTTGGTTTATGCTGATATCCCCCTGGTGGGCCCCCCTACGGCTAAAAAGTTTAAAGACCAGCAACTATGGAAAGATTGGCAAGAGTTTCACAGGGGGGCTGCCAGGTACGCCTTAGTGCTAGCTAGTGCCAACCGAAGTAAAGGATGCGGGAATTACACGACCCCTGGACACTTATATGGTTCCTTCTCAAAGCAGGGTCCAGAAGATCTAGCTCTAGATTTTTGATTTCGATCACCCAATCCCGGGGTTGGGAAGGGTCACACCCACGGAGGGGTCGCGTGACAGTCTAACCCAATCTCGCGGAATTAAAGCGATTAATCAGCGGGAATCAAGCTAAGAAGCATATTAACAAATTCCTCTGGAAGATGCATTGCACTGGCTTCAGCAGCGAAACTGCGAAGGATAGCCGGGTCGGGCTCTACTGAGTTAAACACTGAGGATAAAGCAGCGTAGAAGGGGCGAGAATCCTCACCGCGAATAACCTCGTTCAATTCAATTTGAAGTCCCAAGGCATTTACTGGGTCAGAAACAAGGGCTTGTGTGATGATACCCTTAAACTCGGGGGAACTTTGTGACAGCAACTTAAACGCTACCCAGTCAGGTTGAGGGATCGGGTTGTTAATAAGGTCCCACTCGGCAATTTCCTGTTCGGTTGCATCACGGATGGTCCAAGTCTGCTCCCATTTGCCGTCCGAATTTTGCGCAGGTTCAGATTCACTGATTCGCTGGGTGCGAGAATCGGTTAGGAGCGGGGGTTCGGTTAAGGCCACGGAGAAACAGTGGAAAGGCTCCAAGTCCCCCTCTGAAGGGGAGTCCGGGAAGGATATATTAGGGTTTTCTGCTCTCAACCGCGAAAGACTATAGGGGTAAATAGGGTTGAAGTCCAGTTTTGTTAGAATGTAATCCATTGAGTTGAAGTCAGTTGTTGTAGAGGTTGATTCGATAGCTATGGGAAAGTCACAGATGCCCTGTAAATGTCGCCACCAATAACAGCTGCGTAGAGGTAATCGCCTAAGGCTGTTATTGCAACCCAATCTCTACTTGTTTGGCCAAGCCCAACAAAGTTACCAGAGCCCCCTGTCTGCTTGTAAATATCGCTACCATAAACAGTTGCGTAGACATCACTTCCTAAGGTGGTCATTCCAGCCCATGCTCTACTTGTTTGGCCAAGCCCAACAAAGTTACCAGAGCCCCCTGTCTGCTTGTAAATATCGCCAAAAAGAGCAGCTGCGTAGACATCACTTCCTAAGGCGGTCAGTCCACGCCAATCTCTACTTGTTTGGCCAAGCCCGACAAAGTTACCAGAGCCCCCTGTCTGCTTGTAAATATCGCCAGCATTTACGCTCGCGTAGATATCACTGCCCAGGGGTGTCATTCCAATCCATTGTCTACTTGTTTGGCCAAGCCCGACAAAGTTACCAGAGCCCCCTGTCTGCTTGTAAATATCGCCACCCCTATCACTGGCATATACGTTACCGTTGAAGGTTGTCATTGCCATCCAATCTCTACTTGTTTGGCCAAGCCCAACAAAGTTACCAGAGCCCCCTGTCTGCTTGTAAATATCGCCACCTCTAACACTGGCATATACGTTACCGTTGAAGGTTGTCATTCCCCCCCAATTTCTAGTTGTTTGGCCAAGGGCGATAAATTGGATTGAGGGCGATCTCGCCGCCATTAGCGCCATGCGTCCCATCATTATGAGTTCCTCCCCCGCAGCGCGGCAACCTCGATCACGTTTCCGCCACCGACAACTGTGATAATCACAGTCTCAGTTTCATTTGCCGTTGGTATAATTGCGTTGTTTCCATCCCACCTCAAAGTGTATCCAGAGCCTGTATTGGCCGGGAACCAATTTATGATCCCAGATGTATATGCAAAGGAGAATACAGCTCTCCAGACTGCTCCTGTGGGAATACTCGCTAGGTTGGAAAGGTTTACTATCGTGGCACCTGCAATGGCCGCATTCGTTACAAACTCATTTCCTAGAGTTGCGTTTACGGTGTAGGTCCCAGCTGATGCCGTAACTGTTGTTCTAGTTGAGTATTGGGTGCCGTAGGTTACACCCGAAATTGAACCCCCTGTAAAAGTGACGTTTGCAGAACCCAGAGTAACCCCCGAGATTGCCCCACCAGTGATGGCTACGTTGGTAGCAGCCTGCGCTGCCATGGTTCCTGCGCCTGAAATTGTGCTAAGCGTCTGAGTACCGGTATGGTTAGCGCGATTCAAAAGGAAGGCATCAGTCTGATTCGCAGTTGCGCCATCTGCAACGCCGTTAAGCTTAAACTTATCAGCTGCACTCATGGTTCCGCGAGCAGAAGTCGTTGCTGCTGCGATAGACAAAGTCCTCTCATAGCTCCAAATTCCTATCCCGTTTACACTAGCATTGCCGGTAACACTTAAAGGCCCACCGACTTCAACGGCCACGTTGGTAACATAACGACTACCAGTGTACTCCTTAACAGCGAACTGAGTTGGTACGGTATTACCATCGGCAACTCCTGTACTTGCAATTAGGCTTGTATTATTGCTAACCTCACGAAGCTGCTCGCCGACTGTGCTAATACCACCGTTTCTACTGAATGGGCCTATGAAATTCAAACCCGACAGGTTAAACTGATCTGTATTAATTGTAACAGAGCCAGTGGTACCGTCTACATTAAAACTGCTTCCGACTGAAAAGTTCCCAAGTTCGTCGGTGTTGCTGCTGAAGACTCTGCCATTGTTCGTTTCAACTATGTGGTTGGCAGGGACTGGTACCCCTCCATTATATGGCAAGGCGTCATAGTTTGTGCCGGAGCCGACATATTCGAAAGTGTGGCTTGGGGCGCTAACTTGGCTTCGGTTTCTAAAATCAATAACTTGGTTGGCATCGATCGTATTTTTCAGGCCCCCGTTAGTTCCAGAATAGAAATTAATTCGGTAACCAGCTTGAGTGGGTGCGTTAAACGGTACAGGATTTCCGTTAATATCAATCGGAACACTACCTGTAATCACGTAGCCCGAAGTTGGGCAAATGAAGTTTAGGCCCTCAACCGTGACGGTTCCGGAAGACGCCCCAGGCAAAGGGGTTACGGTTGTGATCGTTACGAGCCCAGTGTTTTTAACATAGGAACAATCTGCCACCCCATAGTCAGTTGAACCGATGGTGGCCGTACCACCTGAAACATATTCGTGTTCTGGGCCAGAAGGAGTTGCAGTAGTTGAATAAGTGAACGTATTAGTGCCCGTCTTGATGTAAGTGAACGCTGTAGCACCACCACTTGGGAAAGGAAGTTGAGGGAATAGTAAAATACCAGAACTAGGGCGGCTAGAGGAACTACAAGTGAAAAACAGATTCTGCATCGTCACTTGGGCACCTAAGGTGGGTGCATAGCCCGTAGCTGTCAGGACCGTGGAGCCAGTCAGATTATTGTAGGTACAACTTGTAACCGGATAAGTATTAGCGCCGATGGTAACAGATCCGCCACCAGTATACTCGTGCCTGATGGAGCTGGTGTCTAAGGTTACCGTAAAGCTAGACCCTGCGGATGTGCCACCTCTGGCCGTAATCGTAACGGCATTTCCAGGACTTCCTGCGCTTCCTGCAGTCGGGTATTTGAGTTGCCTACCTAATCTATTGGCACCCAAGTCTATTACATCAATTTCGGTATCACCCTGGCGAATAACTGTGTAAGTTCCTGTGGCAGTTCCGGAAATGTTAACTGGAGATCCACCTTGAGACAGGGAGACTTTGAAATCTACCGTGGTGAAACCACTGGAAATCACAAAGTATTTCGTCCCTGTTACTATGTTATCCGGGAAAGTTCCTTGCGAACAGTTGAAGACAACTTGGTCGTCAATTGAGAGCCCATGCCCCAAAAGGTCAATGCAAGTTATCAGATCGGTAGAAACATCAAATGTAACACCTTTTTCAATCCTTGACGCACCAAATGCGGACACTCGTGCTTTAGCAGTATATAGGGAGGATGGAGAGTAACCATCGGCCATTAATCCATATGTACCAAAGTCACTAGTACCCCCGCCGGAAAGGTTAACTTGGCCTCCGCTTTCAGTACGAACATGGTAGATACAGAAAGTCCCGAAGAACGAAACTAGCTGCGCATAACCATCATTTTTGACAAGACAACCAGGGCCACCTAGGTTAACTTGTGTAAAGCTATCGACCACCATTGAACGGATGGGACTATTTTTAGCACAGGATGCACCATCAACAATGATTCCACCACCTGTATCCCCAGTTGACTGGGAGCCTGCGTTACCGTTGTCGTCTTCTGCAGTCAGGGAGGTACAGTTTTGAATATAGGGTGACTTGAAAATGTAAGCCCCGGGCCCGACAGCTCCTAGTGCAGTGTTATCAGCAGTTTCATCAAAGCTGACGGACCAGGCTTGCTTCCCAGTGGAACTATCAGCCTGGTGCCCAGCAAATTCCAGACCCCAGCACCAGAATCCACTATCTACTTTGAAAATATCATTATATTCTTGACCGGCTGCAGGTTGTACCCGGGCGTTACGAAGACCCTTACCCAAAATGCCAACATCACGCTTCCAACGAATAGGGAGGCTTGGCTCGGTATAAAGGCCAGGACCAACTTCAACTAGGTCACCAGGCTGGGCCGCTGCTGCTGCTGCGCCA